TTTAATTGCGTGTTATTATATTTTTAACAATCTAGCAGAAAGGAGAATCAAATTGAATTATTTTAAATCGTTACTCAAATATAATATCAAAGATAAATCATCATCTGTTGAATATTATATCAGGTATGGTCTTGACCGATGTCAGCGTATGCACTTATTTGAGAATCTGCCTGACTCAATCCCCAAACGAATTCTTACAAAATATTTACACACATTTGGGCATGTCGTTCTGGCAAAAGGACCTGATGGTTCACTCTTAGCATATCGAGCAAACCCAGGGCACGAACCAAACTTTTATAATGAGGGTACTAAAGTTGAACTTACATCTCATCTTCCAGGACATAATCGAACAGCAGTCCTCGGAGAAGACGCAGTACTTGTCAGAAACGATTCAGATATGATCGGCTTAATGCCAATTATAGAAAAGTATTCGGTCTTACTTGCTGAATGTGATTTGACTCAGTATAATGAATTAGTTTGGTCACGAGTTCCTTTTATCTTAGCTGCGGATGATGACAAGGCGAAGAAATCAGCAGAAATCTTCTTAGAGAATATTGAGAAAGGCGAGCTCAGTATCATAACGACAAGTTCTTTTACTGAAGGTATCACAATGCTCCCTTATCAGCATCCTCAGGGAAGAATCAAAGAACTAATTGAGTTACGAGCAACACTCAAAGCTCAGTTTTATGAGGAACTCGGTCTCAACATCAACGGCAATATGAAGAGAGAATATGTGTCATCTGATGAAATCTCACAGTCTGATCCATCTGTATTACCTTTTATAGAAGATATGACAGAGAACATTGAGACAGGATTACAGGAAGCTAATAAACTTTTCGGTACAGATATGCATGTAACTGAAAACTCTGCTTGGGCTATACAGTCTGTAATGGCGTACTCTATGACTAATCCAGAAGAAGAACAGACAGAAGAGCCTAGTCCAGAGATAACAGAAGAAGTAAAGGAGTCTAATGATGAGGATTAAAGAATTATTCTCCCCTATACAGGGTTTTGTATCCCTAATGAATAATCTTCCTTGGGGTAGTAACATATCTGCTTTTGATTTAGACATAGAACTCTTTAGCAGATGTAACAACAAAACTGCATCACCTCTGGTAGAACTCTTTATTAAAGACGGTTCTATCTCATTAGAAGATAAGAGGACAATTGCCAATGTAATTGCGAACAAACATCGTAATGAGTGGCAGCGCTGGTACGATGTAGCACTCTCTCAGTATATTGCTTACGAGAACTACAATATGATTGAAGAGGGTACGGACACAACCACCAATACTGGTTCTAATGTACTTTCAAGAACAGGTCAGGAAGTCAACAACAAAACAGGTAATAATACAGGTACTGTTAACAATACAATCAATCAGTCCAGCGCTACTAAAAGTAACAACATCATCTCTAATGATTATGATGTGAGTGACACCAGAAGCGTTGACCTTAGAGACAACACTAACAACACCAATAGTGGTGCTGACACTAATACAACTAAATACAACAGCACACAGACACATGGCGGTGAGAACAACGACACCTTAAAGGGTGATGACTCAAAGACAACTGAAGATGTTAAGAAAGGTACTGAGACCACAGAACATAAAGGGTCTGATAAGACAGCATTATCAGGCGACAACACATTAGCAAACGCCAAAAAGATATATGCCTTTGGTTCAACATCAGCAAGTCCTGAGAGTGAAGAGAAAACTGTAGATACAAAGAACACAACTGAAACAAAAACTTTAGACACCTCTGATAAGACAACACACAACACAACAGACACGATTACTGAGAAGTCTAAAACAAATGAAACAACAACACATACGTTCAATGAGACAGATAAGAAAACAGGTGAAGATACTCAGAAAACAGCTTATGGTAAGGTTGAAGAAACTGCATCAACACACACAGGAACTGATACCTTACATAAGACAGGTACTGAAACAACTACTGATAAGAAAGATGAAACTGTAACAGAGTCTGGAAATAATACACAGACATCCTCTAATAATTTAACAGAGACTAACACTCTTAATCTGAACACCAATGAAACAACAACACTCAACACAACAAACAATCTGAAGCATATATTAACCAGACACGGTAACATTGGTGTAACAACCAACCAGCAGATGCTACAGTCTGAAATTGATTTGTGGAAGAACTTTAACCTCATTGACAGTGTGTTGTTAACAATCATTTACGAACTTACATTACCAATTTACGAAAGTGAGGACTAATATGGGTCAGAAGTACAAAGTAGTAAACAGTAAGCAGTCACAGGTAAACATAACTGGAGAACTTCTCATTACAGCTGAAGAGGATAAGGAAATCCCTATAGCCAGAGAAGATCAATTAGGTTTAGTTAAACCATTAAACAGAACTAATGAAACAGTTCCTGTAACTGTAGATGAACAGGGTAGACTCTATACCCGTGAAAAGGAGTCATACACACTACCTGTAGCAACCACAGCAAGTCTAGGTGGTGTGAGACCTAACACTAAAACACCAGATATGACACAGGTTGTTGGTATAGATGAGGATGGTAAGCTCTACACATCACCAGCAAGTGGTCTAAAAGGTTTAGATGGTTTCTCACCTTTAGTAGAAACTGAGGATAACGAACAGGGTTCTATTATAAAGATTACAGACATCAATGGTACTAAGGTAGCACACGTTCATAATGGTTCTAAAGGTGACAAGGGAATACCCGGAGAGAGAGGTGCACAGGGAGAACAGGGAATGCCCGGTGAGAAAGGTCCTAAAGGTGACCCTGGAGAGAGAGGCCCACAGGGAGAACAGGGAATACCCGGTGAGAGAGGTCCTAAAGGCGACCCCGGTGAGAGAGGCCCACAGGGAGAAGGTGGTATAACAACACCAGCTTTTGTAGAACCTTTGGAAACTAACATATTCAACAACATGATCGTAGGTGATGTGAATAAAGAAATATGGGATTTAGTTGAATATGTTATGTACACACCTGATCATATTTATATTATGATACCAGTTTCAAAGTTTGGGTTGACTCTTATACCACCACAAACAAATATAAAAATTATCGGTGTGTCATTTATTACATATAGGTTACATTTGTTCCGTTATAAAACTTATATAGAACAAATCAACCCCACAGGGCGAGGTAGTTTCGCAACTGCTAGAAGTTATGGTGATGCTATCTTGATAGAAATAGAAAAAATTTTCCCAAGATCTGATTTTTATAATGCTTTAGTAAAGGAGTAATAATATGAAGAAATGGTTTAAAGCAGCGTCAATACGAGCACTCAGGACATTTGCACAGGCACTATTAGCGAGTGTCACTGTGCTACCGAGCGCATCAATAGGAGATATTAACTGGGTAGAAGCACTGTCAATAGCCACGGTAGCTACTGTAGCTTCTTTCCTAACATCGGTGGTATCACTACCAGAAAGTGAGGATAATGATGTACGGAGTTGATGTAAGTAAGTGGCAGTTAGGTAGAGAACACGAGTGGAAGAACGCTAAGTTCGTCATTGCTAAAGCAACAGACGGTACGAGGTTCGTAGACAGTTCTTTTAGAAAACACATAGAGAACGCATTAAAGAATAAACAACTCATCGGTTTCTACCACTTTATGAACGGAAAGCACAAGTCCAGTGCTAAAGCACAGGCACAGTTCTTCTATGACCATGTTAAGCATTACATTGGTACTGGAATACCAGTGCTTGATTTTGAAGACAGCTCAGAACTATATGGTGGATCAGTTATTAAGTACGGTGCAACCTTTGCTAAAGAATTCCTAGATGAGTTCTACAGACTCTCAGGAGTTAGATGTTTCATCTATATGTCAGCATATGTTGTAACAATGTTTGACTGGTACGTGGTTGCTAAGGATTATCCACTGTGGCTTGCAGCATATCCGGGAAATGCCACCTATGAAAATCCGGGCACTAAACTCTACAGCAAAGGTGCATGGCATGAAGTTACAATACATCAGTATTCATCAAGTAATAATCTTGATAAAAATATAGCTTACATTACTGAGAGTGAGTGGAAAAGACTTGCTGAAGGTAAGAAGAGAAAGGGGGTTAAAGAGCTAGCAAGAGGCGTACTAGATGGATTGTTTGGTTCAGGAAACGAACGCAAACAAAAGCTAGGTAGTAACTATCAAGCTGTACAGGAGGAAGTCAACAGGATGATACAGAACAGGAGTGAACACAAGTACCACCTTGTTGAAAAAGGTGAGACTTTGAACTCAATAAGTAAAAAATACGGAACACCTGTTGAAAGAATCCACCAGTGGAATGGTTACTATGAACCTAGCGTAGGAGATAAGATAAGAGTGAGGTAGTATATGCCAGATTACGTAGCAATAGGCTCATTAGGTGTTGCTATGTTATCACTCATCTTTACCTTTGTGAAAACTGGTTCTGAGAGTATCAAGAACAACCAATCGTTGAAAGAGAAACTAAACAACATTGAGAGTGTTGTAGTGGATATTAAAACAGAGCTTGTAAATCTCAGAAACAGTATCACAAAGCACGATGTTGATATAGCACGAATAATGAGTAAACTAGAAACACACGAACAGAGGTTAAATAACCTAGAAAAGGAGTAGTGATATGAAAGTTACACAGATACACGACATAGTCAAATCATTAAGAGACCAGTTCCTAGGCACAGAGGAAGTAACAGTTGTCGACAGTACTAATGTGGTTTCCACAGCTAAGGAAATCCTCGACAGAACAGATGTGGATGTAGTAACCAAATCCCTTATGGATATGGTAGGTAAACAGGTTTTTGTAGACCGTAAGTGGAAAGTAAAAGTACCATCTGTCTATATGGACAGTTGGGATTACGGTTCTATCCTTGAGAAGATCGAGGCATCTACACCAGAGTTTGAAGTTAACAAGGCGTGGGATTTAAATGACGGTCAGGAATACAAGACCAACATTTACCACGGCACAAAGGCTAAAGCCCGCTTCTTTAACAACAAAACAACATTCTCTCTTGATGCATCTTTTGCTAAGAGACAGATTCACTCAGCCTTCGTTTCTGAGGGTGCTATGAGAGGCTTCTTCTCAATGCTTGAGACTAATATCGAGAATGCTATGAGTGTTGCTCTTGCAGAACTCATTATGGACACTATTAACACAATGATAGCAAGAACTCTCATCAACGAGTTCCCTGATGCAAACTACAACGCTAAGTCAACCATTAAGGCAGTTAACTTACTTTCTCTCTACAACGCTAAGTTTGCAACATCTCTTACACCAGCTAAAGCACTTACTACACCAGAATTCATCAGATTTGCTGTAATGACTCTTAAGCTTTACATTGACAGAATTGGTACACCATCAACCCTGTTTAACATCGGTGGTTGTAAGAGACAGACACTTGACGACAGACTTAAGGTAGTACTTCTCTCTGAGTTCAAGACCTCAGCAGAAGTGTACTTGCAGTCAGACACCTACCACAACCAGTACACAGCACTTCCAGATGCTGACACTGTAGCTTATTGGCAGGGTTCTGGTAAGCAGTATGACTTCAACTCAACATCTGCTATTAAGGTTAAACTTGATAAGAAGACTGTTGAGGCTGGTGGCATCCTCGGTATTATGTTTGACAGGGAAGCCCTCGGCGTGTCTAATATAGACAGACGTGTGTACTCAACTTTCAATGAGTCAGGAGAGTTCTACAACAACTTCTACAAAGCAGACGCCGGCTACTTTAATGATGAGAACGAGAACTTCGTAGTTTTCTTCATAGCCTAAACATAATAAGGGGTGGTGTAACAACCACCCTGTTTTTAAAGGAGTGTAATATGACTATAGAATTGTTCTTAAACAAATCACCGTTCAATAAGGTGTTCAAGGAGTTGATATCAAAAGATGTTTATGAGGGTGAGTTAGTAGGGGAGTTTTCGGAAGAAACGCCTATGATAAGGATTAGGAACGTGCCCTCTGATTGTAATTACGCTAAGATAAACGATAAATATTATTTCATAACTGACATTAACCACACAACACAGAACATATCTGTAATCACTCTTAAAATTGATTACCTATACACCTATAGAGAAGATATTATGAAAATGGAGGGGTTCATTCTCAGGAATGGTAATTATAAAACCAGTAATAATGAGATAGATGATCCTAGTGCTTATGTATTTAGGAAGCGTAAGAACATAATACGTGAAAATCTCAGTACTGGGTTTGACGAGAGTGAGATGGGTGGTTGTTATGTACTTGCGGTGTCAACAGATGGTGCGAAAGGAGCAGTAGGCGATGGTTTATAGAGAAAATGTGTTACTAAAAACAAGTAAAGGTTCTATAAAGGCAATACACTCATCAGATAATCAGTATGACGCTAGTTTAAACACAACTGTTATTAATAGGGTAGCTCCTGCTGATGTAGAGGCTTGTGAGTGTGTGAAAAATCTTACACAAATTAATGCTATCATCAAAGAACCAAATCTGAGTGGTTATTATCTTTATCACGATTTAGATAAATATAAAAACCTCTTAATGGATAATACAGCATTTTATTTACCATCAAACTTTACAATAGCTGAGGATTACAAAGTTCGTAAAATGATAACAAACACAGCTAACGAACCTATTGGTGAGGGTTGGCATACATCAACTATAATACACCCTTGTGAGGGAGACATTCGATTCTTCTTATTAATAGACCCTGTGGCTGGATATCCTAAAAATAATATAGCGGTTGCTGCTGGTTATGTACTGCTAAATGGCACACCAACACTTGTTATAGCGTCTGGTGTTTATAAAAACAAAGCAATATATGATATTAAAATAGAACAAATTACTCCTTGTACCTATGAGTATGTAAACACTGATTTTGACTTAAAACAATACTTTGTATATGAAGATTTTAGAGTGTCTATGAGATACTATATTTGTAATGGTTTTAAACTAGAGTTTCCTAATCAAGAAGATATTGCAAAACAAAATAGGCGTGTTGATTTCTTCCACCCATACAACAACACAGGTGCGCATTTTAACGAAAGTGTAGTACCTTTGAGGGGTCCACATATATGGAACGCACAGGCAATAGGTGTTATAAGAGCGGGAACTAAAATTGAAGGTGGTCTTATGAATTTCCCTGAAGATTCAGCATATCATATAGGCTCAGCACCTATTGATGTAGGATTCAGAGATAAAAACTACACACCAGAAAGTGAGGAAGTCGAATTGTTTAACCCAAGAATCGCTAGTAACGGAATTGTGTTATATAAATTAACAAAACAAGAAGCACAGGATTTTTTTAAAAGTTTGTGGACAACTAGTTTTAGTGAAGAGATTAATAAGATGTTTGGTAAAACTCAAGATGGTATTTTAGGTTTCAAATGGTTCTACGGAATAGAGAATAATATACCAACCATGGGTGCTGATTTCCTACGTATTGGTAATACAGATTTAACTTATTCAGGCCAGACAGCTACGGGACATAGATGTGTTAAGGAGTTCATTACACACATTATACCTGACATACCTGTGGCTAGAATACACAACAATTTCCTTGATTATGCACCATACACACAGGTTGATGTCTTTATACCGTTTTACGGTTATTTCAGCATATCACCAGACGCATGTGTTGGTGGACAAATACAGCTTGAATATGTGGTGTCTCTTTTCACAGGACTTTCTATCGTGAAGATATACACTAGACTATCACCACAAGACACATATCAGTTGTATGATGTTGTTAACTGTGTAATGTCTGTGGAGATACCTATAAATGTAACAGCTGTAGAAACCTTTGAGACAAGGCTGGCATCCAGAATACCACAATTATTGACAACAGTTCCAATATCTATAGGGGCTGGTATGGCAACCCTAGGTCCTGCGGGTGCTGCTAGTGGTGGTCTTATGGCAGCATATAATGCTTTATCTAAAGATGATAAACAGAAATTCCAGACACAAGCTAAAAATGTTATTCAAGATAGTAATAATATAATGGCTGGTAGTGTGTTTACAAACACCGATAAAACAATAAGAAATGGTGGTTTTAGCTCTGAAAATTCAGTGATGTCTGGTTTAAGAGTCAAAACTGTAATAACAACAGTACAGGTTTCCAGTAAAATGTCTGATATTGTGGGTTACGCTAGTAATTGGAATCTTAAGTTAAGTAATTGTAAAGGATATGTTCAGGTTGGTAAGCTAGAACCAAGTGACTGTCCTAGACACAAAGAGATAGAAGAATTACTAAAACAGGGGGTGTTTATATAATGTTAGGGTTGTTTAACAAAGGTAAAGGAAAACACACCACGGACAATGGGTTCTACTCACTTGAGGATATCCTTAAGACTTGTCCTGACGCTTTTTATTACGTAGTATTCGGTAAGCGAAGTAACGGTAAGACCTACGCTTGTCTTAAGAGAATTCTTGACAATTACTGGGATGATGGTTCAGAGGGTATTTATTTAAGAAGAGAAGTTGAGGAAATTAAAGGTGCTAACGGGGGTAGAGTTTTCAATGGATTAGTCGCTAACGGTTACATTGCTAAGTTAACTAACGGAGCATGGTCTGGGGTTACTTATTATAATAGAGCTTTTTATTTATCAAAATGGGATGATGATTTAGCTAAGGAAGTTAAAGACTCTAAGCCGTTTTGTTATGCAATGGCTTTAAGTGAGATGCTTAAGTATAAAAGCTCACAATTTCCAAATGTAACAACTATTGTATTTGATGAGTTTATTATACGAAATTCTGGTAGAAGTTACCTTATGGATGAATTTGTAACTTTTGCAAACACAATAAGCACCATTGTAAGATCATCTCGTAAAGCAAAAATATTCATGATAGGTAACACCGTTAACATGTACAATCCTTACTTTAGTGAAATGGGTTTATATAAAGTTAAAGAAATGAAGCAAGGTGATATAAATGAATATCAATACGGCGATAGTGACCTCAAAGTTGCTGTAGAGTATGCTGAAGATTTAACAGCTAAACACACACATCAAGGAGATGTTTACTTTGCATTTGATAATCCTAAACTTAAGATGATAACAACAGGTGAATGGGAACTACCTGTATACCCTAGACCAAGTATTAAGATTGAAAGGGAAGATGTAAAGTTTAGATTCTTTATGATATGCCCGGATGACAATATAGTACAGGGAGATGTTATAGAGAAAGATGACAATATGTTCATACACTTCCACAAGAAAACAGGTGAGATTTATGACTATGACTTAATATATAGCCTTGAGTTTAACCCTAGTAAGCACTATGCGATAAACCCTTACAAATCATTTAATCAGGTTACTAAAGTGATTGCAGCATTACTCACACGTGAGAAAGTATCATTCGGTAGCAATATGGTAGGGGAACAGGTGAGAAACTACTTACTAAATGCTAATAAGTTTTCATTTATGAATTTGTAAAATAAAAACACCACTTTGGCTAGAGTGGTGTTTTTATGATGTTAATTGAAAGGAGGTATTTGTTTTTACAACAATATTTTAACACATTGTTGATGATTTGTCAACAGTATTGTGCTAAATATTCTACATAATTTTCTGTTAATGATAAATTATAATCAACACTATCCATAAACACAGCTGAGGTTTCAACACCCTCGTAGTAATTACCCTGATAATCATATAGGTATATTTCACGAGGCTCATCAATATATGTCAGAGTTTTCTTGCCGGAGTGTGATTTAGGTATTACCATATTGTCTGTGAAATTCTCAACTTTGCGGATATATCTTGCAGCAGTTTTCTTATTAACACCAGAACAAGTGAGGCGGAATTCTGAATATCCTTTCTTATTCTTTTTAGTGTAACAGTAGCGTTTTGCACCTAGGGTTTTGAATTTAGTGTATGTACCCTCATAACTCCATGCACCTAAAGGACAAGCAACACCATTTTTGTTGTAGGCTATTGCTAATTCAGGGTCTATATCTCTCTCTTTTAAAACTACCTGAATGTCTTTTAATATAACATCACTTTCTGACTCAAGCCATTCTTTATACAAATGATAGTTGAATATCTTTACAGAGTCAGTGTCTGTGTAAACCCAATCTTTACCGCATTTGTTTATTAGTTTGAATATCTCTCTCTGTGAGTAAGCAGTACACCAAACACCCCATGGGTAAAAAGAGAAACGATGTTTGTCGTTGTTGATATTCTCAAGTGCTTTTAATTCATCTTGAAAAGCTGTCTTAAGAAGTCCACTACCATCTTCTAATAATTCATAACTTTCCCTCAATGGATCTTGCACAAGAATACCATAACAGGAGTTGAAAAGACCCTTTACAGCTTGATATTCTTCTTCCTTACCCTCAACATCCTTGAGTCTAGTTTTCTCTTGATATAAGTATAAAACAACTTCCATAAACCATTTAGGTAAATAATCTGCCTTATAAATAATGCCTTGACCAAATGACAATATCTCGTACTCATACATCATCTTAATTACTTCAAAGTCAGCATCTGTAACTAAAATAGTGACAATACCAGAAACCACTCTACCGTTCTCTACAACACAGCCATTTTTAGTTTCACACTTACTCTCAGATATAGAGGGCGCCCTACCCTTAAGACACAGTTTTATTGTCATATATGTAGCAACACATGCATCTTTGTTATTCACTTGCTTTAACCACATCTGTTCATTGAATATAACATCCTGCCCTTTACTCATAGGAAATTTGAAACGAATCATCTGTGTTGGATAGAAAGATGTTGCATCTATTGATGAAACTTGTTTACATAACTTACCTACATACTCAGGATTACCATGTGTATATCCACCATGAAACACTTCTCTCATAAACTGCATTTGTTTATCAGTTAGTTTTAATTTTGTAATAAGGTCTTTCTCTACTTTAGCTAGAGCGTCAAACTTCTCTTGAAATAGCTCTCTGGCGTAGCCTGTTTTAGTGTATTTGATTTTTGATATATCACCTCTCTCTTTAATACGTTTGTTGATGTATTCTGTGATAACAAGCACATCATTATAAATATATCTCAACTCTTTTTTAGTTAGTTTAGTATATGGATGTCTTATTTTGGTGTATTCTAAATCACCGACCATCTTCTTATAAGAGGTTGATTCAGATAAAGCTGCTAATGACAACTGTGTTTCCATTAATGAACACCTAAACTCTATAGCTAGGGTTCTGCCATACATAATAGTTCTGTTATCCCCATTAGCAAACACTGAGGTGAAATTAAAGTGTGTTCTTATCCACTGATATTCATACTTTAGATTATGAACATACACGACAAGAAGATGGTGCTCATCACAACCATAGTGTATACATAATCTATTAAAGAACTCTTCTATGTCAGACCATGTTCTGAAATGATATACGAACTCATTGATAGCCACACAATGAGAATAACACACACCTGTTTTAGAACCATTTAATACTAATGATGTTGTTTCTATATCATACCCAATAGCCAAATTGAGGTATTTTCTTTTAGACTTAGGTTTCTTTGAAACCCATTCGCCCTCTGGTAAATCTGTAAAATCAAAACCTTCCTTTAACACCATAATTTACTCCTAATCTGCTAAAGACCAGTCATATTTAGTTCCTTTCCTTACACTTCTTCTTACTTGCTCGGGCTGTTCACTAAATTTAAGAGCTAGTCTTAGTTTGTGATCTTCTATTTCTTTTGCTGACATATCGTCAGTAATCTCATTAGAGAAAACAATCCTGTGTTCTGTCATAGGGGTTCCGTCTGGATATGTCTTAATATTACCGTTGATGTCTTTAATAGGAATACCAGTATCAACAAGGTCCCAGTGTATTCCTGTGAGTTGTGCTGCATCTGAAAAGAGTGGTATAAGCTGTTCTGAGTCAAGGTTAGAGTTGTAACGCATTTCCTCTTTGAAAGTATTGAACGCTCTCCAGAAGTCAGATTTCTGATTGTCATTCATTCTGTCATACTTGTCAGAACCAAGCATTTCAGACATCTTGTTACTAGATTGTTTAGCACCTTTGACTGTTGACGTACTACCCTCATCTAAAGACTTTATTTCTGCGTATATGTGTGAAAGCTGACCAGCATTTAGCTGGTCAAGATTCTTGAAATCTACGCTCTGTCTCATATACAGCAACTGATTTGCTGTATATTTGTTAGTATCATTACTCTTGAGGATGTTACGAACTCTCTTGTATAACCTGTTTTGTACTCTATTGATAACTTTCACTCTCTCAGGTACCTTGAGAGAGTGAAAATCTGCCATAGAGGGATTTTGTATTTTCTTAATCATTTAATCACCTCATCTATGCGTTTTGCTTTTGTGTATGCGTCTATGGATGTGTCTGTTAGTATAGGAACAATGTCTACATTATAACACTTATTGATGTACGTTTCAATATAGAAAGCTAATTCCTCAGGTGACTTTGCCATAAGTGTGAAACCTTTTAAGATACCAAAGAGGTATTTCTTAGCTACGTCGTCAGTGTTCTTACAGAGGTTGTACTGGAACTGAACTGCATTCTTCATAAAATGCAGTGCTTGATTTGGTGTTTCCTCAAAATAGTAGCAGTATACAGCAATGTTTGCTAGTATGTTTGTGCTCTGTGTGATAAAATCTTTCTTAATTCTCATAAATATACCTCCCATACAAAGTGTTGAATAATTCTTTTATAAAAACGTCCAAACCAAAAGGTTTTGATAAACAATTAAGATATCTTTGTTTATTTTTAATAGGGTCTTTATAAATAATACCTGCTATTCCCTTAAATATATCGTGCATACACTTTAGTTTAATTTCACGACATAACTCTTCTAAATAAAACATCTTATAATAGATGTTGTCACCTTTTAACTCTCTTATGTAAAAATGGTGATTATAATACATGTAATCATAATTATTTTTGATTAGATGTTTAATAAATCCAACATCACTGTAACATAACTGGTTGTTAATTATCATACTTGATCTCCTTTTGTAATAATTTTTCTATTTCGTTTGTAATGTCTAATATTGAGTTGATTGTAAGGAACTCTTCAGTGTGATACTCACCTTTATCACTATATAAGGTACATCGGGGTCATCTTCTTCAATATCTACATTGATATAAGGAAGCTCATATTTGAAATAATCCTCAATCACTTTTGCTCTGTAACTGAACAAACTTAATTCTCTTACATCAGCTAAATGTTCTGCATAAGCAAGGGCTGTTTGTAAATCTTCCCCTGATTCGATTTTAGAGACGTCTATAGATGTCAAGAAATCTCCAATAGTAATAATTAG